AGACGCCTACAATGCTTTTAAAAAACTAGATGTAAATAGTTTTGATTTTGAAGAGGGACATGAGTATGAGCTATGTAAGATTGTTGATGGACAGCATACCGATTGGAGCGATGAAGAGTTGAAATCAATTAATCAACCTCTGAATACTTGGATAACAAAAACTCAAAAAGCATAAATGAAAAACTACAAAGAAAAATCAAAAGTAGGGCAGCAATTAACGATGTCCTATTTAAAAAAAAGAATGAAGGAAAAAAAAGTAACCATCAGAAAGCTCGTTATAATCCTAGAGGTCAGCGAGCCCACTCTAATAGGTTATTTTAAACTAAAAACACCAATGCCGCTAGGTGTGTACTTAGAGATATGTGGGGCTTTAGACTTAAGACCTTATCTCATTCCATCGGAAAGTGATAACACCGAAATGAAAAGTATGTTTTTCAGTTAAATATTTTTATTACTCTATAAGAATCACTATATTTGTATTCCAACGCAGTAACTAATGGTCAATCCAGAAGGTTACTGCGTTTTTTAGTTTCTAAAAGTACCGTAATTTCTGGAAAACAAAAACGGTATGGAGGTTATCAGACAAATAAAAGAAATTAAAAACATAGACACACTACTAGACACCGCATGGAGTCAATTAGTCAAGCTATTGGGAAACAATAAGTGCGCCTACTGCAACAGCGAACAAGACTTACACTCACACCACATTCACACACGCAAGAACAAATCGACCAGATGGGACACAGACAACGGCATTTGTTTGTGTGCAGATCACCACGTTCACAATATTTTTTTCTCAGCTCACAGGACTCCGTATAAGTTCTTACGATGGATGTATGTGTTAAAGGGCATAGTGTTTATGCAGAAATTAGTAATCAAAGCAAACTCAACAGTAAAGCGTTTCAACTTTGAAAAACAAGAATTGCTAAAGGAATTACAAACTCAAATCAATGAATTTAAATGAGCCTAGTACTAGACATACAAGGAAACAAGACCTTCATAGACTGCAATGGAAAGAAGACAGAGCACAGAACAGTCTTCATAAAAAAAATGACAGTGAATGATTTATTGTTGTATGTGAATTATAAACCTTTAAAAAACAGTCTCCACCCCGTGTGGAAAGTAGACCTTAACAGATAGAAAAATAAAATCATGAAAAAAAGAAACCGAGGCAAAGAAACTTCTAATAACATTATAGCGTGGTGTACGGTAGGCTTTGTAATTACACTTATTTGCTACAAACTGTTAAATTAAAAAAAGATATATGAATTTAGAATCAGACAACAATTTTGATTTAGGAATATGGGGAGATCAGCCAGACGTCATTACTCAAGATGGTGTTGAGGTATCAAGGGAGACTATTTTAAAACAACGGGCGTTAAAGCGTGTTGTTAAAAACGACAACATTCATTATATAAAAGCTAAGGCATTATCTGACTTATGCGAGAGACCAAAAAAAAATCAACAATATAGAATAATAACCGAAAAGCAATTTAATGCATACGCTTTAATTCTTCATTTGTTGCAGTCTGAACAAATAATAGAAATGCATTTAGCTATCTACAGAATCAATCAACCAACTGTTGACAGCTTAATAGACTTAATTCAGAGCGGTAAAATTCAAAAAGCAACTTTTATTATTTCTAACTTTTTTAACCAAACAAAAAAACCAGAAAAATGGGCAATAAAATTAAGAGAATTTTGCGACCAAAACACACAATGCAGCCATGTATATACTCACAACCACAGCAAGGTGCTTGCTGTTAAAATGAAAACTGGTCATTATATTTTTGAGGGAAGTGGTAACATGAGTGACAATGCTCGTATTGAACAATACGTTTATGAAGAATCAAAACAAACGTATGAGTTCCATAAATCATGGATGAACGAATTATTAACGACTTAAAAACGACGTGAATGAGTAAGTTCGGTAAAGACATAGACCCTAATGTAGGTGTTAAGTTTGGACAGGGTCAAGACCCCACTAAAGGAGGGCGTAAGCCTTCTATCAGAAAACAGTTGTCTGAATTACTTGAAAAGGATGGAAAAATAACTATTCCTGCAAAGCAAATAGCTAAAGTAAATGATGACGGGAGTGTTACTATTGTACTCCCTACGCAAATGCAAATGGCGATGAAGTTAGTTAGTTGGGCGATGCAAAATAAAGGATCTGAAAGTCTTAAAGCTATTCAAATGATAATGGAGCAGATAGACGGCAAGCCTAAACAGGAAATTGAGCAAACAGTTCCTCAACTAACTCCTCAACTAACTCCAGAAAAAATGAAACTACTAAATGACAGGCTTAACTCCGATTATTGATTTAACAGAAGAAGATGTAATTAAGGCGGATCTCTTAGGCAGCCCTTTATTTTTCACACGCTACTTCTTTAAAAAGCAATACAACCGAAAGTTTGTAGTGAGCGACCACCACAAGGAGATATGCAGAGTTTTGAAGCGTGTTTTTATGGGTGAATTAACACGCGTTATTATCAATATGCCACCTCGTTATGGCAAAACAGAATTACTAGTTAAGAGCCTTATATCTATGGGGCTAGCACTCAACCCACGTTCAAAATTCATTCACACCTCGTATTCCGAAACCCTAGCTCTTGACAATTCTGAATCGGTCAAAGATTTAGTTGAAAGTGACGATTACCAGAAGTTTTTTGACGTTAAACTCAAGAAAGACAGTAAGTCCAAAAGGAAGTGGTACACAGATCAAGGCGGTGGTATCTATGCAGCTGCTTCTGGTGGTCAAATTACAGGGTTTGGGGCTGGTCAGGTGGAGAATGAATCGGAAGCCGAACAGGAGTTTCTTAATGATGTGGATCAGATGCAGCAAAAGTTCAAAGGGGCGATTATTATTGATGACCCTATCAAGCCAGAGGATGCAGACTCACCCGATATGCGTGAGAAGATCAATCAGCGATTTGACAATACAATTCGCTCAAGGGTCAACAGCCGTAACACGCCTATTATAATTGTGATGCAGCGAGTTCACGAACGTGACCTAAGTGGTTACCTTATAGATTCAGAACCTGACGAATGGGAGGTTCTAATGATGCCTGCTATAAGTAATGAAGGCAAAGCTTTATGGCCATTCAAACATACAATTGAAGAGTTGATGAAGCTTAAACAGGTAAATGAGCTAGTTTTTGAAAACCAATATCAACAAGATCCGAAACCGCAGAAAGGATTGGTGTTCTTAAAAACAGATTTCGAATATTTCCAAGGCAATGACTTTGACGAACGCTTAATCGAGGGACGTATTGGAGCTATTGATGTGGCAGACGAAGGGATGGACTATTTAAGTTTCCCAATAGGGCATATAATAGGATCAAAGATTTATATTACTGATTGGCTATTCACACGTGAAAACACTGAGTACACCATCCCAACAAGTACGCAATTAATAAAAAGAAATAACCTAAACTTTTGCGCTATTGAAACCAACAACCACGGCTCATTATTTTTTAAAGATGTAAAAAAGAATATCACATCTCAAACCAGTTTGATACCAATTTTCCAGACCTCAAATAAACACTCTCGAATTATTCAAAAGGCACATTTCATAAGAACACACTTTGTATTTAGAAGTGACTATCTACCGGGCAGCGACTATGATAAGGCTATGAAGCAACTTTTCACCTACACTAAAGATGGTAAAGCGAAGCATGATGACGCACCAGATAGCATTACGCTATTGGCATGTGTAGCCGATGACTTTTATAAGCGAAACTTCGAGTAAAAAAATTCAACATATACCCAAGAGAATCTACAAGTTATATTTGAACATCCTCGATTAATGGGGTTTAATTTATGGGTTTAATAGATAAAGCGTTTGGCGCACTCGGATATATAAGATATAAAGATGGGTCTCACTTTAATTTTAAGCGAAGTGCAGATTTTCTAAGTGGCGATAAACTAAAGATTGCGACCAATAACCCAGTAACAGCAGCTTGTATTAATATACGCGCGCAAGTGTTGTCTCAGGCAGAATTTTATATCGAAGGGGCTAATGGCGAAATGGAAGTGGATCATGATATTATTAAGCTCATTAATAACCCAAACCCTTTTCAATCTAAACAAGATTTTTTAAAACAGTACGAATGGTTTAAGTCCGTATATGGTTGGGTTTACCAAAAACCTTATGGAGCGGTTGGTTTTATTCCAGATTTTCTATACAACCTTAACAGCGGTTATATCGATTTTCCAGACGACATGAAGTCTTCACTTCTTATAAATCAGGAGGAGGTAAAGGACTATTTCGCTCAGAAATTCAAATATACAGATGAATCAGACGTCGAAAAATACTTTGAATTAGAAAGTATTATCCCTTTTTATGATGCGACCAATGGATTAACGTGCAAAGATCAAAGCGCTATTACCGGTAAGAGTAAAATGGATGCAGTTATAAAAAGCATATCCAATATTGGTTTAGCAGGAGAAGCTGAAAACATTATCATCCAATCAAATGGACGTGAAGGATTCAGTAGTGATGGCAAAGGGTCTAATTTAGGGTCTTCGATTCCTTTGGATTCAGACGACAAGAATCAAATTGAAAACCGCTTAATGAATAATTACGGTTTTGGACGTGGAAAGCGTCGAAGCATCGCCACACGGACTCCTATTAATTGGCAGTCATTTCATATTAAACATGGAGATTTAGGTTTTAGTGAAATTATATCCACGAACTCCACATTGGTTCGTGAGATTTTTGGTGTTCCAAATGAATTGTATTCAGCACACAAAACAGGAGCAACCTTTGAAAATCAAAAGGAAGCCTTAATCGGTTTTGTTCAAAATGTAATGCAACCCGTAGCCAATGACATGGCAAACAGTTGGACGTCTTATTTTGATTTAGAAGACACACCTATCAAAGCCACGTTCAAGAACATGCCAGTCATGCAGCATACGGAGCAGAAGAAGGCAGATAAAATTTTACAAATAGCATCCGCATACGAAAAGCTCGTACGTGCAGAAATGGATACAGCGACCATTGAGGCACTTTTTGAAAATCAAGGCATAACTATAACAGATGAAGACTAAACTAACAAAAGAAACGGTCGATAAACTAAAAGCATTAAAAACCTCCAAAGTAGTGAGTGGGGAATTAATACATAAACACAATGAAAAAACTAGAGATACCAAGTTTTCAAAGTAAGTCGGAATTAATCGATTTTATGATTGCCAATAAAAGCACCTTGATTGCTCAGAAGATGAGCGTCTTAAAGGAAGCGGATAGCATAGAATATG